ACATGGATTACAACATGATAAATTTGTAAAGCATTTCCACAGAACAAAAACAGGGTTTAAAAATAGTGTAAAAAGAGATTTACAAAAATACTCTTGGCTAGAAATGAACGGATTTAAGGTTATCGAAATCTTTGAAAATGAAATTCATTTATTATCACCAGAATGGATAAAAGAAAAATTTGATATAGAAATTTAGCTTGAATATTAAATTAAGATTCGCTATCATGTATGGATGAGCGTATTGTATATTGGCATAGCTGGGGTCGCTAGATCTGGTAAAGATAGTCTAGCACTTGAGATTGAAAACTTAATTAGGTCATATAAAGGTAAAACAATCTATAGAACTTCCTTGGCCCAACCTCTTAAAGAAGATTGTAAAGATTTTATTAAACAATATCTTGGTTTAAACGTATTTACAGATAATAATGAAGAAAAAGCAACTTTTCGTGAATTTTTAGTTTGGTATGGAAAAGTAAAACGTCAACAAACAGAAGGTAAATATTGGACTAACCTTTTGGACGAAAGAGTTCAAAAATTTCAACCAGATGTGTGTATTATTCCAGATGTTCGTTACCAGCAATATGATGAAGATGAAGTTAGTTGGTTAAAAGCTAAGAATAATAATATTCTTATTCACTTGCAAAGAATTGCAATTAATGGTGAAATAGTACCACCCGCAAACATGGATGAATCAATTAATGATTCAATTATTCAAAATAGTGCAGATTATAAAATAATTTGGCCAACTTTTACTGACGATAACAAGCAAGAAAATATGAGAGAGTTCGCTGAAAAAGCTTTTAATGCGGTAATTAAAGACAAACTTTGAGATGAATTCAATTCGTAGCGTACAAATAGAAAAACACGTTCTCGCTGGTTTTCTTAAATATCCTCAAGTATATTTTGAGGTATCTCATTTTATTAATGAGAATGATTTCTCTAATGGTCATAAGACTATTTTTAGTGTTGTTAAAGGGCAGATTATGAAAGGTCAACCACTTGATCCAGTAATAATTGGTGAAAAAATTAAAAATCTTGGTATTAACTTTAAACAGGACTTTAATGTTTTTGATTATATTGAAAGCCTTGCTTTTCTTAAAATTAGTCAGAAGTCACTTATTGATGCTTGTAAAAATTTAAAAACAATTACTATTCGTCGTGAAGTTGCAGAAACAGCTTCTCTTATTGCAGAAGCAATGGAAAATTCTGGAGATAAATCTCCAGACGAAATTATTTCACTGGCAGATAAAATGTATAATGATCGTGTGACTGCATATGATCTCGAAGCTAACCCAGAAGACCTTTTTCAAGATATTGAAAAAATGGTAGAAGAGAGAGCTAATAATCCAATTAGTGAAACAGGTTATTTAACACCCTATAAAACATTTAATAAGATGTATGGCGGATTAAGACCTGGAGAACTTTATGCATGGGTAAGCCGTCCAAAGCATGGAAAATCAACAATTCTTAGTGATATTTGTTCTAAAGCTTCTCTAATTAATCCGAATATGCAGACGCTTATTCTGGATACCGAAATGCAGACTAATGTAATTCGTTTCCGTATTGCTAGTAGTATTACTGGAATTCCAATGTGGTGGCTCGAAACTGGAAACTTTAAAAATAATAAAGAACTTCTTGCGAAATGGAATAGTAAAAAATCTGAACTCGCTAAAGCTCAGGGTAAAGTAAAGCATTTACAGGTCGCTGGAAAACCGATTGCCGAAATCGAATCAATTATTCAACGTTGGTATCTTGGCCAAGTCGGTCGTGGCAATCCCGCTATTGTTGTTTATGATTATATTAAATTGACGGGCGAGATAGAAAAAGGTAAACAAGAATATCAACTCATCGGTGATAAGGTTGATCGTCTTAAAGAACTTTCGGTTCGTATGAATATTCCAATTCTTACTGCTTGCCAATTAAACCGTAGTGCCGAAAATGGCGCCGATGATTCAAGTGCCATTGCGCAATCAGATCGTCTCCAATGGTTTGCTGCGTATGTTGGTATTTTTAGACGTAAAACTTTAGAAGAACAAGCTGAAGATGGCGCACAGTTTGGAACCCATAAAATGATTGAACTTGCGTCTCGTTATCAAGGTCAGCATGCCCATGGTCATAATGATCTTGTTCGAGTTATTGAAAATAATCGCCCCGTGTATCGCAAGAATTTTATTTCATTTAATGTAGATAACTTTAATGTTGAAGAAAAAGGAACTCTTCAAGATATTGTCAATCACCAAAATGGAGTAAACGTAAATATTTTTGATCGTCCAAATAACGAGCCCCAAGAAGAAATCATATGAGACTTTTAGAACTTTTAAAAGATGCTGGGTGTAAACCTAGGAATTATGGTACTTATCTTACTTGTACTGCTAGCTATCGTGGTGGTGACGATCCTGGATCAGTAGGTATTTATTTACAGAATAATATTGTAAAAGATTTTGTAACAGGTCATGTTTTTTCTTTGGAAGAGTTTCTTAAACTTACTCTTAAACTAAAAGATGTAAAACAAGTGGAACAAATTTTAGAAGATAAAGCAAAATACTACACTGGATTTAACAATGATGTAGAAGACCCCTTTAATAAAAGCGCAAAATATTATTCTAATAACGATATTGTTGATTTAAAACAAGATGGGTCTTATTGGAATCGTCGTGGAATTAGCGATGAAACATTAAAAGTTTTTCAAGGTGGGTTATGCACTGAAGGAAAAATGTACCAAAGATATGTTTTTCCAATTTTAGATGCTCGTAAAAAAATTCAAGGATTTTCTGGACGTGATGTTACCGGTAAGTCTAAAATCAAGTGGAAGCATATTGGACGTAAGAATGAATGGGCATATCCATTTATTTTTAATCATCAATTTATTAAACGAATAAAACAATTAATTCTTGTTGAAAGTATTGGGGATATGCTCGCTCTTTGGGAGAGCGGTATTAAAAATACCGGAGTAACCTTTGGGACCGAGGCTGGTGGGGGCCTATTAAAAGCGATAATTCGTCTTGATCCCGATAGTATCATCATTGCGACCAACAATGATGAAAACAGGGCGGGGCAAAAAGCGGCTATGAAAATACGCTCAACACTCATAGACGGATTTTTTGACCCCGCCCAAATTAATATTTATCATCCATTTAAAAATGATTTTGGCGATCAAACCGTAGAAGAAAATAAGGAGTGGTATTCAAGCATATGAGAAGCACTTGGCAGGAACACGCAATGAATTTAGCTGCAATTGCTATGCAGCGATCCGAAGATCCTTTTCAAAAAGTTGGCGCTTGTATCCTTGGCCATCATAATGAAGTATTATCTGTTGCCTATAACGGCCTTGCAGCGGGTGTTAATGTGACAACAGAATTTTGGAATGATCGTGACGCAAGAAGGCCATATATGATTCATGCTGAAAGTAATGCGTTAGCAAGAATTAAAATGGGCGAAGGTAAACTTTTGGCTTGTACACTATTACCATGTTCTTCATGTGCAACTAATATTGCGGCGTACGGAATTAAACATGTTATTTTTAAAGATATTTACAATAGAGACACAAAATCAATAGATATCTTTAAATTTTATGGAATTTCTTGTATCCAAGTAGATCCAATTTATCCATTATGAGTGAATTAGTAAAACTTTCAGCCAGTAGAATCAAGACATTACAATCATGTTCTTGGATGTATTATTGCAATTATAACCTCAGATTGCCACAAAAGAATAATTCTGGAGCCATGAGGGGCACTGTAGCTCATTTAATCTTTGAAGTATTAGCTAATCCTCGACACGAGCATTACGTTAAAAAAATTGTAAAAAGCAAAACGTGTCTAAAACAGCCTGCTATTTTTAGATTAATTATAAAGGCAGCTAACCGCGAAGGGTTAAACTTAGATGAAATGGTTCCGCCTCTAAAGAAAAGTGGGCAAGAAATAACTAATCTTAAATGTATAGATGAGATGATTCTTGTTGGTTTAAAATTTGATTTTATTGGGAATTATAAATTAATTGGATCCGAATGGGAATTTGATATTACGAACGAAGAGCCGAAATACAGAATTGGTGGATTTGTTGACCGCGTCTTCAAAGATGAAAAACAAATGATCATTCGTGATTTTAAATCCAGTAAAAAAGCCTTTAAAGGCGAGGAGCTTGAAAGTAATTTGCAAGGAATGATGTATTCACTGGCTCTTAGGAAAAAATATAAAAAACAAAAAAATATTTTAGTAAGGTTTTTATTTTTAAGATATCCAGATGACCCAGAAAGAGAATGTCCGCATTTTAGCGAGGAAGAATTGGTTGGTTTTGAACATTATTTAGAATATATTAGCGAGTATTTAAAAAACTTTGATGACAAAAAAGCTCGTTCAAATTTTGCTTCTAGTGAGTATAGTCGTAAATGGATGTGCCAAACAAAATCCGGATGGCGTTGTCCTTATTTAAATGAATTTGAATACAAAGTTCTCTTAGACAAAGAAGGTAAAATTATTAAATCAATTTTTGCAAATGAAGAATTTAAAGATAAAGATTTGAAACCTGAGTATCGAATCGAAGTAAGAAAGTATGATGGTTGCCCAGCTTGGAAACAATCTAGTAATAATGATTTTGACTTTTAGAAAAAGTTTTGATATCTTAAAGATTAATGCTGCCATTATTCAGATCTAATTATTCTCTGACTTCTGTTTTAA